GCAGCATAGATGCTGGTGACGCAGGCGCTTCTTGGATTAAGGACCCAAAGGGAGCGCGCGGGGCCGCCCCACTAACCGGGTCCATAAACATCCCGCGAATAAAATCGTACTGGCCGGGAGCGGTGCGCTGCAGCTCCGAGAGCGCCTGATCGTACAGCGGCGCGCTGCTGTAGCCGCGCACGCCACCCGCGAACTCAGAGGCTGCGGGCATGCCCTCCATGCCGGTCATGCCACCGCCCGGCATACCAAACGCCGACGCAGCCTGCCCAGTATTGGCAAACGCGGCTTCCTGCATGGGTGTAAACGCGGCCACCTCTGGGCCAAACCTCGGGACATACCCCAAGGTGGCGATCTCGTCTGCGCGAGCGATATTTTGCTTCGCAGCGCTCTCAAGCCACTGTGGAATTTTGACCTCAGTAGTCTGGCTACCGCCCTTACCGCCGCCTGCCATATTAAAGCCCCTTTTCCATTACAGTCAGGGTCTCCTTAAAGCCCCGCTTATCCATAACCCTGCGCCAGCCACGACGGCCCGCAAACGTGACTGCCTCACAGCCCTGCTGCCGACCCCACTCTTCCGCTGACGCAAGCATGGCCTGCACGCCATCCATCGTACCGCTGGCAAGAAAAATGTGCAGCGTCTTCTTGCGAGGATACACGATTATCTCAGTGATTGCCATGCTGTCGGAGTTTTCCCATAGCTGCATGCGCCCGAGGATAACACTATCGCGGATGTCCTCAAACGTATGGGTGCCGCCGGAGTGTGCCAGCGCCCGATCAATATGCTTACGCCAGCGCTCCATCATCCGTGCAGCCGAGTGATAGAAATTGTGGACGCGGGAGCTGCAGGAGCGAAGGCGGTAGCTGTCGAGGCGTTTAGATAGCCAGACGTACTGTCCACCGCCCACATCGCCTCCAAGTAGTCTCCCGCGCTAAAATTAAAGATCGCGGAGCGACTGACCACCAACACAGAGCCGTTTTGATGAAGCGCGTTTTTCATGGTTGACCCCGCGACATCTACGCCGTTGACGCGCGGCCAAAACCAAAAGGTGACAGTGCTGCTGGATGTGGAGGCGATCTGCGCCGAGAACGCCACCATGTACTCGCCAGCCTCCTCAAAAACAATTCGAGACGCCGGAGTGCCGTTAGCAACCCCCTCCGCGATGCTGGAGCTGTAGGTGAGTGCGTAGGCGGTGTCGGCTGCCGCAGCAGTTTGGTCTGAGGTTACCGCGCCCGCGTAATGGCCGTCTTCCAAGACGATCTGCCGCCACTCATTGCCCTTCGACACTACGGGGTAGCCGTTAACGTCATCCCACGCGATGATGCCGTTTTCTGATGGATTGCTGTCGGCGACCTTAAACTGCAGGCGCGGCATCGCGCGGGTGAGGTGCCGCACCAGCCGCCCGCCCCACGCCTTCCAGTCGTCCCCTATGGGCTGGGGGATTAGCGGCGCGGTCATCGCCGCCCCGCCGCAACAAGTTCCAGACTAGGGATGCCCCAGCGCCACGCCCCAGAGCCGCTCGACGTCACGCGCATGCGAAGCTGCCTGCCGGAGAAGCGAATGTCGGTCGGGTTAGCCATGGAGAACGGCCCGTACTCCCGCTCGAGGCTGTCTGCGTTGGCATTAGTGTTTGGATAGTTCCGCGCCTTAAAGGACGCCGTGACGCCGCCCTGTGTAAGCTCGTCGGGGATCAGCTTAAGCGCGTGGAACAGGGTCTCACCCGCCCCAAGACGCACCGGACCGCTTTCCGCATAGACCTCTTGGCTGTCGTAATTAAAGCCCGTTTCGTGGTTGTAAGCGCTGCCCCCGCTGGAGGCGTAGATCGGCTGGCGAAACACCCCTCGGTCTACCCCCGCTGTCCTCGAGAGCTTGCCGATCAGCCAGTGGTCTTCCTTGTAGTCGTAAGCAACGTAGCTGTCGATCTCGCTGTCCGAGGAATCGCCGCTGACATAGAACCACCAGACCTCGCCGTTTTGCCCATTGGTGACTGCCCACGATTTACTGATCTGATCGAGCCGAATATCTAAAAACACATGGTCGGAGACGCTGCACGGCAGCTCACGCACGCTGGAGCCATCAAAGCGGTAAAACCCCTTCTGGCCCATCCAGAACACCCCGGCGTCAGTAGACGCAACAGCCTTGCGAGCGACCAGTCCACATGCCTGACCTACGCGCTCAAAGCCATAGACAAACGGAGGGCCTTGGTACGTTGCTCGGTGGGCGTCGATGTCGGTTAGAATTAAGGTCTGCCCAGTCGTCCGCACGGCGGCCATAATCTGGCCCGCCGTAGCAAGCTCAAAGTCCCCGGCCTGATTAGTGGCTGCGGGCGACCACGTTGTGTTGTCCTCCTGATCGCTCCACGCGATCTTGCGGGGGTTTCCGCCAGCCCCAAGAGCAAACAAAAAGCGTTCCTCTGTAACCATTAGGCCGAGACAGTTTGTCGGGGCGTTAGTAATCGCAACCGCGTCGGCGGCGGTGTTGAGCGCCCACTCATATAGCGTGCCGTCTGCGTAGCTGCAGGCAACCAAGTTTTCGCCCCAGTTGTCCAGAGACCATGTGGTTGCCTCGGAGTACGTCCCGCTCGTAAGCGGGGCGACGCCATACAGACCGGTGCCGTAAAACCCGCTGCCATAGCCGCTCGCAAGCTCAGCGTCCTCCAGACCGGCAGTCAGCCCGCTGGGGGTGATGTCGTACACCGTGCCGCCAGATGTCGCCACCTTTAGGCTGCTGTAAGTACCGCCCGCAAGCCAGCGGCTGCCGTTAACATCCTGCCACGCGTGCATGCCGCGCGGTGCTGCTGAAAACATGCTGGCGATCCGCTCGGCCCAGCCGCCAATGGGGCGCAGGCTGCCCTCGCGCCAACGCACTAAGCTGCCGTCCCGCCAGCGCCCGGAAGACTGCAAGTCAGTGCCGTTGCGGACAAATCCGGGTGGGATGTCGAGAGGGATCAGCGGCATTTATTCACCTATGCAAAGCTAATGATGCGCCATTGCTGGAAGTCTAAACCATGGCTACCCGACCCGTTAGCAAGAGCGACTGAACCGTCGGGACGGTAATTATTCGGCCAAACACTGATTTCTATGTCATAGACGCCGTAGCTTTGGCCTTCACCACCTCCCCCAACTACGCTACCATCTATTTCCGAAAATGTGCTGCGCGCAGTGCTGCTGTCAACGCTGCCGTTCGTCCATTCGGCACCCGGAAAACCGCTACCAGCCTCGCTTTCATACGTCGCTCCAATTTCTACTAAACAGGCTGCAGTTTTATACGATGACAGCGAAACGGTTCCGCTGCCCACATTGCCGCTCAAGGTTAGGGCGTCTGCGCCTGCCCCATTTGGCGATCCTATAATGCGAAATACCTTGCTGTTCCCATCGACAGAAGCAGCGCGCGTAGCGCTGGATGAAACCGCGTAGGACGCGCGGACAGAGGCATACGCATAGTTAAAATCGCCGCCTGCATTCTGCCCCCACCCATATACAGCGAAGGTGGTGAGGTTCACGAAGCCAGCGGGAAGTGCTGGATAGTCTGGGGAAGGTGTCCCGACATTTAGCTGCAAGGCGAATATGATGTCTCCGTCGCCAGAAGATGCACGGTCTGTTCCGACATTAGTAAAAGCGCCAAGCGCCCCACCGGAAGAAGGCAGCAGCATATGGTGGATGCCAGACATTATGATACATTCCCAGAGACCACGCAGACGGTGCCGCTGATAAACAGCACAGTAGCCACACCGCGCGTCTCCAGCGTCAAGGTGGCCTTGTCCGCGTCCTCCCCAGCCAGATACGCAGTGGTGATGCTGCAGGTGATCGTGATGTTGCCTGTGGTGTTGTTGAAAATGCTGACAACGTCACCTTCGCTGAAAGTTGCATTTGGGATTGTGATGCCGCCACCTGTACCAACTTGGACGTACTTGCCGACATCTCCTGTCGCCAGCGTATAGCCGGAGGTTTTTGTTCCGACAGCGGGGATGTTTCTGTAGCCTACGCTCCCCGTAAAACCAGCCAGCGCGTTGAGCTCAGATGTCGTCGCAGTGACACCATCCATGATGTTTAGCTCTGCCGCAGTCGCTGTCAGCCCCGAGATCGCGTTAAGCTGCGCAGTGGTAATCGTGGCACCATCTAAAATGTTTAGCTCGGCTGCGGTGGCGGTCAGGCCGTCGAGCTGTGGCGTCATACCCTGCAGAAGATTTAACTCAGCAGTCGAGATTAGTGCGCCATCTAGGATCGCCAGCTCGCTGCTATCGAGAGACCCAAAAAATGTGCCTAGAGCAGTCCAGTTGGAGTTCAGCGTGGCGCCCCATGTGTTCTCTGACCCAGAAACGACTGGCAGTGTGTAGCTAAAAGTCGCCATCAGCTAAGCCCCTTTATCTTTAAGCGCATGTTACTGCCCCCAGCCTTGGCGCGAGCGCCGTCAGCGTTCACCTGCTGCACCACCTGCGAGTAGAGCTGCACCCACATAGCCACTCGCGCGTCCTCCTGCAGATAGGGCGCGCTGTGAAGCAGAGACCCATACAGATATACCTCCGGGAAGGTCTGC